GGATCTGTAAGACTCACAGGTTGTTTCATATACGCTAATGTAATCTCATATGTAGCGTTTGGTGTAGGTGCAACCACCCAAAAATTTGCATCCCAGTTTGCATAATACTTTGGTATTCCAGAAGCTGTGCTTGGCGTATCATAAAAAGCCGCCATATAACTAGTGTCTTTTTTCTCTAAGAACGTTTGTGTGTTTGGTGTTACATTTGTATCTTTTAGTTGTACATATCTAATATTTCTAAGATCAGAAGGAATAGTTACATACCTGTTTCCAATAGCTAGATTAGATGTAGCATAGTGTCTGTTATCGTCAGAATCTATTTCTCTATAAATTCTATTCTCAGCATTTTGTACAAATCTATTTACGACTGCAGTTGTTAATACTCCGCTATCTACTTCTGTATAATTTCTAATATCGTCTGTTATATTTGTTAAAGTATATGCCATTATGCGTCTAGAGTTACTGGTCCTGCTGTAACTGTCATGCCTCCTGCTTGTTCTGTTATAGTAGGGGTTGACCCTAATGTAAACGTATACTTATCTGTTGTTGTAACTGTAATTGTAAAACCAGATCCAGCTGTATAAGCTGTTGAAGCCAGTCCTCCTGGTGAACCTTCTACATTTCTAAATCTTACCGTATCATTTGTAGATCGTCCATGATTTATTTCTGTAACAGTTATTGTTGTAGATCCACTAGTTATTGAAAAAGGATTAGAGCCAAGTAATCTAGCAACTGCAGGTTCTATTCTGTCAGGTCTTGCATTACGCAAACCTTGTGGTTCAGCTGTAAATCTTTTTGGTTCTAGTTGCGGATGTTTCTTTTCATACTCTGATATATGAACTCTTGCTCCATTCCATTCTATTCTCATTTCTTTATATGGAAATTCTAAACCCGATCGGTCAGATATAAATTTTGCATGTTTACCAACAGCCATTAATTAACCTCCGTAAAGTAAGATTTAGGTGTTATGTAAGAACTAGAAGAAGATCCATCTTCTTGTAAAGCTCTATTTAATTCATCTTCGTAATATAATTTAAATTCTTGTGATCTTTGTGGAGCATACTTTTGTGATAAATAAAAAGTTAAACCAGCTACCATACAAGGTACAAATCTGTATGGAACGTCTGTTGCATTTGTGTAAGCTCCTGCATCTTCAATTCTAGTTACGTAGTAATAATTTAAAAACTTTCCTGCCTGTGATGTTCCAGGTGTTTGATATAAGGTTATTGTAATTCTGTCTATAAATCTTTGTACAAAATATTGTGAAGGTTGTCCTGTTGATGTTTTGTTAGATAAAGCTTGATATGCAGATCTTGCTATTTTAGTTAAAGGTGTATCAACATTGTTATCTCTGTAACTAGCTTCTAATATATCGTCAACACCATAAACAGCTGTTGCACTTGAAGTACCATCTGCCGTAGATCTAAACATTGTGTATACTGCTTGATCAGCAACTAATGTAATATTATTATTTGCAACTTTCCAATAATGAATCCCACGGTTTTCCCATTCTTGAAACATTATATTAAGAGATCTTCTAGAAGTTTTTAATTGATATCCAGTAACATTCTGAATACCCATTCTTTCAAATGACTCTTCTATAATTTCATCAATAGAAAAATCTTTTTCAAACTTATGTGTTCCAGAGGTTGTGTTTGCCATTTGACCTCCTACTTATCTATAATAACAGTTACCGTAGCATTTGAAAGAGCAGAAACAGTCATGCCACCTTCAAATAAAATTCCATCTTCTGCAAGATTGTATGCAAATACATCACCTGCTGGAACATCTACTTGAAACTGTGTTACTGAATTTCCGTCTTGTAAAGTAACTGCACCTGCAGAACCAGATGAGGCTAAAATAATTCCTCTTAATCTAGTTCTTCCTGCAAATACAGAACCTGTTGAACTCTTTCTAACTGCTTTTACATCACTCTTCATTATCCAGTGTATCCTATTGTTACGGAATCTGTATTAGTTAAATCTAAAAAGACTCCTGTTTTAAATCGTATACCAGAACCAGGAACAAATACATCTAAACCTTCAGTGCCAAACTTAGCTTGAAACTCTACAGGTCCACCTGTTCCAGTTCCATCATGTAATTTAACAATAGCATTATTAGCACCATGAGCCATAATATATGTTACTCTACATGGTCCTAAATCAGTTCCGCCACCAGTAATAGTTTTAAATGCTCCATCACTTGTTCTGTTGGTAAACTTTTGATCACTTACAAATGATCCTCCACCTGCCATAATATTCTCCTTCAATTTGTATGGGGCCGAAGCCCCACACTAATTATTTATTACGCTTCTTTCGCGAATACACCTTGTACATCAACAATCGTCCAATGACCTGTTGAGTTTAAAGATGCACATACTACGAAGTCACCAACTTTTGATGTAGCTTTTGTATTAATGATATCTTTATTATCTGTTAAAGATCCAGCATACAAAATACCATCAGACGCATTTGGACTGATAGTTAAAGCATTTGTTCCATCAGGACCTGTATTTACAAATGTAAATATTCTCCCAATAGAAATTGGCGGTAAAGTAAATACTACACCATCAGTAGATGATGTGAAAGTTTTACCAGAATCCGCATTCGTAACTGTGTAGTTAGCTGTTTTGTTTTCTAGATTAAATCCAGTTACGCCTGACTCGTTAAACTTACCCTGCAGAACTGGTCCTCTAAATAGAGTTTTTGCCATAGTATTATCCTCCTAGTTTTGTCGAACGTAGTCTCTAGGCCGTCGACTATACTCGTCTACGCTCTGATTAATTGTATAGTGACTATTTTATATAGTAGATTTAAGTAGAGTGCAAGGGATTGCGTAGTGAATGTGCGTTTTCAACGATGTAGCTTTTTATTAAGTAGCTACTGAAACTTGTGGAGCCGAATCAGCAATCGCATTTTCTCTAGCAGCAATCTTAGCTTCTTCTAGCTTAATTTCATTGATAACTTCTCTTATCTTGCTATCAATTCTGACCATATCAAGAGTATATTTACTATGTTTATTATACTCTTGTTGCCAGCTCAACTCCAAGGACGTTTTTTGTTTGTAAAGGTCTTGAATCATTTACAATCTCCTCGTATGTTAACCATGTTTTCCTCTGACTATAAAAATCAGATTTGTCCCATTTTATATCACCTTTTCCTAGTTTGTCAATGATAGAATCTTCTAAAGGTTTACCCTCTTCAGACGCCTTAACAGTGAAATCTGCTAAGTATCCGTAGGCTCTGACTTTGATTCTGAAGGTTTTCATGGTTCTTCCTTTCTATGACTGAAATGAGGCGGGATTGTGTCCCGCCTCAAATTTATTGATTAAGCACCAGATGTACCGAAAATACCTCTAGGGTCAGATACGCCAAATACGTATCTTTCTCTAGCTTTGTATCTTACGTTTCCAGTATCGAAATCACCTTCCATTTTTGTAGTTAATGGAGCTCTTTCAAGATGTTTCATTCCGTTAGGAACATCAGTGATCAAGAAGAAAGCATCAGGATCAGTTAAGAAGTGGTTGATTGAATAACCACCTGGAACCATTCCCATGCTAACTAATGCATTGATGTCATTGTCTGCAGTTCCAACTCTTTGTTGAGATTTCATTAATCTCTCCGCTGTGAATTGTAACTGAGATGGAATAATCATCTTAGTTGCTCTAGCAGCAATTTTTAAACCTCTTTCATCAGTTAAACCTGCAATGTCGATCATTGCTTGTTCTAATGAAGTTTCGTTTAAATCTGAATCCGTTTGCAACTTGTTCGAGAAAGTACCATTAATAGTCGCGTGGTTAGTTGCAAATAAATTGCTTCCATCACCTGACTTAAAGTTACCATTGAACCCGTTGTTTAACGGAGACACTGCTTTGATTTGTTTCGTTTGAGCCATAGATCTTGCCAATGCTTTTGTATACCTTTGAGCAAGTCTGTCGTATAAGTTGTCCTCAATCGCTTCCTCAGTGATAGCAAACCCTAGAGAGATTGTCTCATGAGTGTATCTTGCTGTGAAAGTTTCTTGAGCTTTATCGAACTCTACTCCAGAACCTTCTGGTTTTACTTTAGCTTGACCGAATCCTGATAACATTACTTCCTCTTCGAAAGCTCTGTCAGATGACTCAGTTGTGTATATTTCAGCATGCTCTTGGTCATACTGTTTATACTCCAGGCCGAATAGTGCATTCAAACCTGGCTCTAGTTCTTTTACTAGTTGATTACGTGATATAGCCATAATTTAATACTCCTATTATACCCCAACGTGTTGTTTAAAGAAATGTTCACTGATTACAACTCTCCACACAACATTTGCTGATGTGAGATCTTGGTTATCAGGGTCTCTTGAAACACCCACTATTTTTACTTGTTTTGATGCTGAGTCACTCAACGAACTATCATCTAGAGTTGATCTAGAGATGTAGTTAGGTGAAGCACCCGCAGAATATGCAATATCTGCTGTATTACCTACGTCCGTTTGCGCTGATGCACCGGCGTTGTTTGATCTAATCTCATACATTTGATGAGGATCATCATTCACTAATGCAACAATATCTGAAGCAGTGTTACTGCCTAATAGATATGCTTGGAACGTTGGCTTACTTGTTGACGCGTCAGTGTAGAAAACACCATTTAGGGAACCTAAAAGTTGTTCTGTACCAGCTGCAGCTACTGCTGCAAATCCACTTGTAGCCGCTGCAACCAAATCTTGGTTGTAGATAGCTGAAGAGGATGCTGCTACAGGGTATTCTCCTAGACCTGCAGTGTTTGCTGACTGACCTGCCATTTTCACCGGTTTCATTCCGAAACCAGTTGACGATGAGTTTGCCATAGTCATTTCTCCTATTAAGTACCTGCCCTTACGGGCCTCCGGTACGGTTTATATTAATTCGCTGGTTTCGAATTGTTAAAAAATTAACTTTTCTTGCCACCGAAGGTTACACGAGTATTTCTATCTACAGAGATAGGCATACTCTTATGCTGTTCCTTCGCAAGATCGGCGTCTATTGCAGCTTGTTGATCCTGTGCCTGGTCGGCATAGTAATCTGTTCTTTGCTGCGCGATCTCCTCTGGTACCCTTGTCAGCACAAGGCCTCCGTGTCCGATCACCCCTGCGTATTTGCCATCAGCGATTGTGGGGAAGTCCTCTTCGGGATATTCATCGGCTCTTACTAATTCATAACCGGACCTTAATCGTCCTTGTATGTTTTTAGTGTCGACGAACCCTAGGATTTCTACCCTGACCCATCTGTGTCTAAATCCATTTGGCGCGTTGGGCGTATCTAAATACGATGGTGGAGCCCAAACTTTAGGTTGTTCTTTTACTTTAACTTCCTTAGCTCTAGGTTCAACTTTTGTTGAATCACTTTTGCTAGTTTGACTCGCACGATTTGGCGTTTTATTGTTTTCCATATGCTTATGCCTCCTTCGTGTTCATAAGTTGTTTCGCATATTCTTCTAGCGGCACACCTAATTTTTTAGCAATTGCTACTTGAGAAGATGTGAGTCTCACTGTTTTAGCGTTAGCCTTTGGACTACGCGTTGCAGAGGCAACGGTTTGTGTAGGTTTGCTAACTGGTTTACTAACAGGTTTATCAAATTTATGAGGAAATTCCAACCTAATTCTTTTGTCTATTTCCTTATAATATTCGTCAGATTTAGGGTCTATCCCTTCCTCTTCTGTTAATTTTCTATGAAGATCAAAGGCAGTATAAGTCATAGCTGAATCTGTTCCAAACCATTCATTATTACTTGCCCATGCCTCAGCTTTTGGATCTGGCTGAGCTGCGGGTTGTTGTTGATTAATAGGTTGTTGTCTAGGTGTTTCTTTAGCTGCCTTCTCTCTCATTTCATTTTGAGTTTTAAGTTCAGCTAGTCTACCTTGTTCATAACCTAATTGTGAGATTGCTGTTAAAGCTTCTGTTTCAGACTTTGCATCATCATTTTGACGTGCAGCTGTAAGTTTAGCTTGTGCAGCAGCTAATTGTCCAGAAATCCTATTCTCCATTTCTGTTGTATAGTCTTTGTCTAGAGTATTAGCTTGAGTTTTAAACTCATCTCTTTCTTTTTTAACGCTTTCAGCATAACGCAAAGCTTCTTCTCTTTGCCTTTCTGCTTCTCGCATTCCTCC